CTATCTCTTTCTGAGATAAAAACCATTGGTCACTACGCAGACAAACAAACAAAGGAATTGGGAAAATGGAAATGTGAAGACCTTAGAAAAGAGTTTAAAACCAAGAAAACCGAAGGAGGGGCCAAGCTTCCCACTGGAATGAGTCGAATGGACAAGCCTGATGGCGGTGTCAAGTGGACAAAAGATAGTGCTTCAAAAAAGAGAAGGAAAAAAACCAGATGAGCAACTTTAAAATACATAAAGATCGCACAGAAGAGCCCACCAGAGGGGAAACCGCCGATGAAACAACATCTCTCTATACTATATTGGGAAAGCAGGACTGGGTTGATGAGGATGGGTTCCCTCGCATGAATATAAAAGAGTTTGACCCTGCTCAGGTTCACGCTAAGGCAGTAGAAGACAGCAACAAAACCAAATTCTATATCAAAAAAGGCCGCTACGGAAAGCCCTTTGATCCTATGGGTATATATACTGAGGGAACAGAATACAAACAAAAGCGTCACGCTGGCAAACCTGAGTGGGAACTTAAACCAGTCAGCGAAAAGGCGTTTAATTTTTATATAAATTTTTTAAGAACCAAAAACTTTGCTTGGTTGCGTAATGCAGAAAGGGAAATATAATGGGAAAATTATCCAAAGCCAAAGCCTTAACAGAGACAGAGAAATTCTGTATTGAAGGCATGATTAACAATGAGATGAGCATTGGTGAGATTGCTAGGGCTCTAGGTAGAGAAAAGTCTTTAATAGAAACGCTGCTCGAAGACTATGAAGAAGAAACTACCCCCCTTACCATCAACGAGACTGCCTCTGGAAATAAAGGGGTGGCAATTATGACGGAGGCTGGCTCATATAGGGTGGACTCGGCGAAGAAACGTGAAGCTAAACCAACAAAGATATCAGAAACCACCATCCATAAGATTAATGAGTAAAGAAAGAAGCGAAAAAAGCAAGTACCCTTCTAGGTACTCTCCCAAAGGATGGGTCTCCGCACCACAATACATAACGGAGTTTGTGTGTGAAAAGAAGGCTCAGGTAGACCGCAAGGAACTGCCGATTAAGTTCTGGGAAATAGATGAATGGAAAAAGTATTTTCGCTATCAAATTACTATAGCAAATAAGCTATTAAAGGACTTCTCAGAAGAGGCTGTTATAGCAGCACTTAAGGATAACCGTTGTTGGAAAACTTATTCTCTTAGGTCTCCTTTTCTTCAGGGTATAATTAAGGAGAAGCAAGCCGCTATAAAAGAACGCACGTTTAAAGAGTATGAGATTGTAGACAAGCAAGAAGTAAAGCATAAAAGCAACAACAACAAAAAATCAATTATATCAAAGTTGAGGGAATTAGATGAGTAAAGACATTATCAAAGAATATGGTGATGTTCTTCATGATCCCTCTTCAATTGTAGATAGACCTCTAGAAGTTCTGTCCGTTGGCCCCAAACTAGACATAGCTCTAGGAGGAGGAGTTCCTGAAGGGTCATTGTTTATAATGACTGGCCCTGAGAAAGTAGGGAAGACAGTAACCGCCCTCACCTTTTGTGCAAACGCACAGAAGCACTATCAGCGTAAGGTCTACTACGCCAACATAGAAGGTCGCTTAAAAAAGCGAGACCTAGAAGGTATTGCGGACTTAAGTCTTGACTCAGAAGAGATGCAGATCATCGGATCTACAGAAGGAAACATTCTATCTGCTGAAAAATATCTGAGCATCGTGGACAATATTGTACACACGCAGCCGGGCTCTTTGGCTGTCGTAGACTCCTTTTCGGCTTTATCTAGCGAAGCAGAGCTTACGGGAGACCTCTCAGACATGCAGGTCATGAGCGTCCAAAAGATTTTAGCAAAGTTCTGTAGAAGGATTTCCAACGTTCTCCCAATCAATCGAGTAACCGTGATTGGAATAACTCACCTTATGGCTAATATGCAGAGGTTTGGAAGAGGGAAAACAAAGATAGAAAAATCAGGAAACGCCTTGAAGTATCAGGTTGATGTAAAACTGCACGCTACACACTCTGTTCCACTTATGCAAGGAGATGCTCAAATAGGACAGACCATACACTGGCAAATAGCAACGTCTGCTATCGGACCTCCGGGTCAAAAAGTAGAGAGTCACATAAGATATGGTAGAGGTATTTGGAAGGAGATGGAAGTTGCAGACTTGCTAATCGATTTTGGTTTGGTTGCTAAAGCTGGAGCATGGCTAAAGCTACCAAATGGCGAAAAGGTTCAAGGTAAGGCTAACTTTGCCCAATATTTAGAGGATAACCCTAAAGAGTATGAAGAATTTAGAAAACAGATTTTCGAAATGGTAGGTGTGTGATGAGCGGTACAATGAGAATAAAAAAGAATAAAACATATCAAGTGAGTTTGTTTTTAGGTTCTATCAATGAAGAAACGAAAGAGCCTTTTTTCAAGCGTGATTTGTATTGGGAGATAGGTCTTTTTCAAGACTCTCAAAAGGACTGGACTCCAGTCAGAGTTACCCCTACAACATTCGTATGCGGAACAAAGTACATAGAAACTGGCTGGGAGATAGCGGTAATCAACTACCCCCGAGTCTCTTCGGGAACAAAACAAATAGATGATTTTATTAAAGGTCTCGCTATCCATCTACTAGAAAACTTTAAACAAAAAAGAATTACCACTACCTCTCCTAATAAAACAATAATGTACGAAAGAAATGAAAGTTAGAGACCTAAATAACGAAATTCAAAACTGGAAGCTAAGCGGCTATGTTGTCAAAGCCAACGATAACAGAAGAAGATCTAAACTACATCTTGCAGCTAGAGACTTACTTATTGGGACATTTCCTACTGTACAAATTTTGGAAGAGGTCATGGCCCCTTTGACTCGAAGCGAGAAGTGTTTTTTTGATTTCTATATCAATACAGTAAAGCTGGTTGTTGAAGTGCATGGACAGCAACATTACCGTTTTAATACTCTATTTCATACTTCAGCACAAGATTTTTTGAATCAAAAACAAAGAGATGCCAAAAAAAGGGAATGGTGCGAGTATAATAATATAACGTACATTGAGCTTCCGTATAACGAGGATATAAAACAGTGGAACCACAGAATCAGCCACAGGAACGACTAGAGCACGTAGACTCTGTTTTGGATGAGTATGAGGGAAGTCTCGGTATGTCGCAGTATACTGGTGAGTTTCATGACCCTTCTGTTAAGAATTATATGTCTATGCCTAGACAGCAAATGGAAAAGTTAACTGTTGAAGAATGTGCTGAAGCTGCCCTTTTGCTTGGTGGCTTTTCTTTTTATCTACAGCGTTCATACAATAGGGAAGTAGCTAGAGTAAACTGGGCTAACTCTTGTATTAAAAACATGCTCGCTGGTAGAGAGAGCCAATATTCCGGATCTTGGGACAGCCAATACAATCAAGCTATTAAAGAAGACAGTTATGCAAGTAAATTAAAAAAGATACAAGTCTATGCACAGCAAAGAGCGGACAGGCTTACCTATTTAGCGAACTCCGTAAAGAACATTAGCGACTTATTTGTCAACCTTCAAAGAGCAAAGGTAAACAGAGCATGAGCAAAAAAGAACTAAAAAAAATGTTAAGCGGAATGTCGAAAGAAGACCTCATGCAGGTAATAGTTGAGATGCAGGACGACCAAGGCGTTCATTCGATTGAAAACAACAAACCCAAGTCTAGCAACAAAAGAAAAAGAGGAAAAGGAAAGAGAGGAAAGAAGCCTAAGTCCAAAAGAAGAGGAGAGGGGCGATCTACCAAGTCTTTTGGGAATGACAAGGGGAATAAGGCTAGAACTAGCAGGATGGATCTCTCTGGAAACCGACCAAATAAGTTTGAAGACTTCATGAGAAATACTAACTTTTCTAGCTCGGAGAGACAAGAGCTCAAGGCTGCAGAAGAAGCGGACAAGGCAAGTAAAAGCTTTGAAAGAACCCCTAGAACAAGAGAAGAAGCCTCTTTGGTTGAAGTGGAATGTATGGTCTGCGGAAGAGAAGACGAGGTGTCTGCGGTCACATTACAAGATATTAATAGATACACATGCAACAACTGTTGCGTAAGGAGATAAGATGATTTTACAAGACCTGCCAGCAGAACGAGCTATCCTAGCAGGAGTTCTTCGACATGGATCAGACGCATACTTTGATATAGCAGATATAGTTGATGAAAATAGCTTTACTATAGAGTCTAATATGTCCATTTACTGCTGTCTTAAGCATGTAATAGAAAAAGATGATACTGTCAAGCCAGACATTCCTTTGATATTGTCGGCGGCAAAAGAGATAGGTTTAAGTGACTTTTTTAATAACCAAGAGGTCTCACACCTAGCCTCCATTGCAAAGTTTCCTGTCCTGCTCTCCAACGTAAGGGGCTTTGCAGCCAAGGTACGCAAGCTACAAATAGCTAGAATGATGTATGACCAGCTTGAACTGACTAAAGAAAAGTACACTGAGGTCAAAGGAGATGAGCCTATCTCCCAGATTTTAGGCATAGCGGAAGAGTCTATTTTTGACTTTACCTCCATTCTTTCTGACTCAGACGAGGCCCCAAGTAAGATGTTTGAAGACGTCGAAGACTACTTGAAAGACCTAGCAGAAGACCCTATCGATCAGATCGGTATCTCTACTGGCTTCAATCGTTACGACTTTGCTATTGGTGGAGGACTCAGAAGAGGCACTGTGAATGTTATAGGGGCTAGGCCAAAAACAGGAAAAACTTTGCTAGCCGACAATATGGGGGTTCATATAGCCCGACAAGGCATTCCTGTCCTAAATCTAGATACTGAGATGAGGAAAGAAGATCATCAAAACAGGATGATGGCTATGCTTTCTGATGTTGAAATTAACGATATTGAAACTGGTAAATTCTCTCAAAGTCCCTTAAAAAACCAGCGTGTTCTCGAGGCCGCCAAAGAGATAAAAGATATTCCCTATTACTTTAAATCCATTGGAGGTATGTCTTTTGAAGACCAAATCTCCATTATGCGTAGATGGATAGCAAAGGTAGTTGGCGTAAACGATAAGGGCAAAGCGAATGATTGTGTCATAATTTATGACTACCTAAAGCTAATGGACTCTGCTGCGATCAAAAGCGACATGAAGGAGTTCCAAGTTTTGGGGTTTATGATGACATCCCTACACAATTTTGCATTAAGATACGAAGTCCCAGTACTGTCCTTTATACAGCTAAATCGCGATGGCATAAACAAAGAGACGACAGATACTGCCTCTGGTTCAGATAGAATTATTTGGCTCTGCTCTAACTTTAGTATCTACAAATATAAATCTGATGAAGAAATTGCCAAGGACGGGCCAGAAAATGGAAACCGCAAACTTGTCCCCGTCATCTCTCGACATGGGGAAGGACTAGAAGACAAAGACTATATTAATATAATGATGAATGGATCTTATGCTAGGATATCAGAAGGAAAGACAGCCTTCGAATTAGAGGATAACACGTACGAAAATGAACCAGAACAATACTCACCAAGCGAAGACATCCCATTCGTATAAATATGGGGACTTTGGCAAGCTAAAACAACTATCTGCCCTAGCAGCACAGCACATAGACCAAATCTATGAGTATTTTGGGGTAAGGGCTAGCTATAGAAACGAGATACTTATAAAATCCTGCTGTCCAATACACGGCGGAGACAACCCTACCGCCCTAAATATGTACCCCAAGGCGGACTACAAGGTTCACTTTAAATGTAGGACTCACCAATGCGAAGACTTATTTGGCAATAGCCTAATACACTTCATAAGAGGGTGTCTCTCTAGATTCAAATACAACTGGGAAAAAGAGGGAGACAAGGAAGCCAACTTCTCTGAGGCTGTAGAATTTTTATTGTCCTTCCTTAAGCAAGACTTTAACTCTTTAAAAAGCGAAACAGTAAACATTGAAAAGATGAAGTTTGGTAGCTTAGTTAGCTCTATCTCTACAAAAAAAGCTAGAGGTCTTGGGATAACACAGGAACAATACAGAGAAAAACTAGAGGTTCCAGCTAAGTATTACGTAGATAGAGGCTTCGACAAAGAGATTTTAGAAGAATATGATGTTGGGTATTGTGATAACCCTCGCAAACCCATGTATCAAAGGGCTGTTGTTCCAATCTATGATAATGACCATAAGTATATTGTTGGCTGCACAGGTAGAAGCATTCACCCCAGATGTGAAGAGTGCAAGCATTACCATCCTCCAAAAGAAAATTGTAGACACTTCCCAAAATGGATGCACAGCAAGGGCTTCCAGAAAGAAAAGTGGTTGTATAATTACTGGAAGGCTAAGAACTATATGTTAGACACAGGCGTTGCAATTCTTGTTGAATCGCCGGGAAATGTCTGGCGGCTAGCCGAAGCTGGAATATATAATGCTGTAGCTATTTTTGGTACGGCATTCAATAACGATCAAAAACATCTGCTGGACGAATCTGGTGCTTTATCTATAGTCTGCTTAATGGACAATGATGAGGCTGGAAAGAAGGCGGCGGCTAAAATCGAAGAAGTTTGTGGTAGATTGTATCGACTATACTTCCCTAGATTCAATGCTAATGATGTCGCTGACCTCAATGTAGATGGTGTAACATCTGACATTAAACCTTTTATTCAACAAGCTATGGACGCTTATAAGGAAATTTAACATGCCCCAAAAAGAAGTAAAAAATTACGCTATCAGTTACCTGTACCACAAAGCTATTGCAGATCAAGAAAAAGCTAAGCTGTCTCTTGAATTGTTGACAAACAATGCTGCTGGTATTGGAGATCACTCAACTGGCGATTTCCATCAGAATTTAGACGAGGCATTAGACCTTCTTGTGGACGCTCTAGATCGTTTAGAGGTTTTGAATGGCCTTTACCCAGAACTTAATAACTAATAAGGTATAACCATGACACAGATTATAGCGTTTGCTGGCAAGAAACAAAGCGGTAAAAACACTGTTTGCAATTGTATACTTGCAATGAAGCTTGCCGAGTTAGGAATATGTAAAGTCTCTAGACTTTCCGATAGTGGGGAGATTGAAGTTACCGATATATTCGGAGAGAATCCAACCAAAGAAGAATTTTTCCCATTTAAAGAACCCCATGTAGACATAGAGAGCCTTTTTGAAAACGAAATTGGTAGATATATTCGATTGTATGCCCTAGCAGATACCCTTAAAGAAATGGCCATTAGTATTCTAGGCTTAGAGAGGAAACAAGTCTTTGGAACAGACAAGGACAAGAACAGTAAAACCAATTTAAGATGGGAAGATATGCCGGGAGTTATACCTCCGGGAGAACTAAAGAAAAAAGGATTTACTAAAGAGCAAGCTAGCTCTCTGGGCCTTTTAGTCCATGCTAAGGGCAAGATGAGTGCCCGAGAAGTCCTACAGTATGTTGGAACTGATATTTTTAGAAAAATGAACCATAAAGTATGGCTAGATTCCTTCTTATCTAAAGTAGAAATAGAAGGTTCAGAGTTAGCTTTAGTATCTGACGTCAGATTTAAAAACGAAATAGAAGAAATCCAAAAACAAGGCGGTTTTGTGCTGGGTCTTGCCAGAGATATTTATAAGGGAACAGATTCACATTCTAGTGAAAGTGAGATTGGGGAAGCCTTATCTAGCTGTAATGTTATGATAGAAAATACAGACCTTACAATTTCCGAACAGAACGAGAAAGTCTATTATGCTCTGCGACATCTAGAAGAGGTAATTCCTCAACTGTCTATTCCTGAGGAGGAAAAATAATATGAGTATACCAATTGTTTATTTTAGAAGCAGCTCCTTTAATTGTCATCGCATGTGTCCCATGCAATATTATATGGAATACGGCCTAGGATGGAGGGGGCTATCTGGCAAGAAAGCAGACAAAGGAACTATAGTTCATAAAATTTTAGAGTTGGCAGCTAGGGCAAAGAAGGCCCTGCAAGACGGAGAGCTTGTTTTCAAAGATTCAGAGATAGGCGAAATACAAACTGACAACTATGACCCAGAGTATTTGGACGAGATAATAGAGAAAGTTTATGAGTACTATACCTCTCGATTGCCACATCACAAGTGGATACCAAGCGACAAAAAACATTGTCACGCATGGGTCTGGAAAATATTTAATGACCACGATGGATTCTTTGACCCAAAAAATAGAAATGTTGTCGATGCTGAACCTCATTTCGATTTTGAGATAGATGAAGACTGGGCTAAATATGATTACACACTAGAGGACGGGACTAAGCTAGAAGGAAGACTTGCACTTAAGGGCACAATAGACCTTATAACCGACATTGGAGATGATACTTACGAAATTATTGACTGGAAAACCGGAAAGCGTCTTGACTGGGCGACAGGAAAGGAAAAAACCCACGCAAAACTAGAGAAAGATATTCAACTGAGAATGTATCATCTAGCTTGTAAGAAGATGTATCCTGAAGCTAAGACTTTCTTGGTGACTATTCACTTCATGAATGACGGCGGCCCATTTACTATTCATTTCCAAGATAGTGATATCCCAATTACTCTAGAAATGCTTCGTAAAAAGTATGAACTGATCAAAGAAACTGAAATTCCTCAGCTTAATAAGAGTTGGAAATGTCGTAGGCTTTGCTCCTCGGGCAAGAGCACTTTTGAAGGCACCGAGATTACCCCTCTTATAGAGCGTCGCTTCGGGGCCGTTAGTAACTACGGTGAGTATATGACAAAGTGTGAGCAGACTAAATACATGATAGAAAAGAATGGCATAGAGTGGGTTACCGACAACATGAAAGAACCTGAACATGTGATTGGAAAATATAAGGCTCCGGGCGAAGTATGATTTCATTACCATTCTCTAAAGATATGTTAGACAGGGCTAAAGCAAAGGCCAACAACCTAGGTTCAATCAAGAACTCCATTCTTAAGGGCAGAGGAAATCTAGCAGGCTATTTAGGAGAAGAGGCCTTGGCTCCCTATATTGGGGCTGAGATAGTAAGCAACAATAGAGGACTAGATAAGTACAATCATGATCTGTTAATGAAAGATGGAAATAGGGTAGAGGTAAAGACAAAGAGAAGAACGGTAAAACCTCGTAGCAACTATGATGTTTCTGTGGCGCACACTAGCACCCACCAGAAGCCGGACATCTACGCTTTCATTAGTCTTGAATTTGAAAGGTCTAGCGATACTCACCCTAAAAGTTACTATGGGCTGAAAAACGTTTGGCTTTGCGGGTTTATGTCTGCCGAAGAGTATATGGAAAAGGCCGTAGTTTGGAAAAAGGGAAAAATTGACAAAACAAATAACTTTAAAACACATGTTGACATGTATAATTTATCAATAGACCAACTACACAAAGATATAACAGGAATAGAAGCATGACCTATGCGCCTCTTCATGTCCACAGTGAATACTCTTTACTCTCCGGACTTTCTCAAACAAAACATATAGCTGGCCGTCTCGAAGAGATAGGCGTAGAGGCTTGCGCTCTAACGGATTACGGAACCGTTTCTGGAGCTGTTGATTTTCAGAAAATAATCTCAGGTAATTTCAAGCCCATTCTAGGTTGTGATTTTTATCTTTCTGAACAAGAAGCTACTTTGAAAGAGCCATCTAATGAAAAACTAACCAACCAAGTTGTGTTGGCTAAGGACATAGAAGGTTGGAAGAAATTGCTTTCCTTGGTTTCTGAGTCTAACAAGCCAGAACACTTCTATAGAAAGCCTCGCTTAGGTTTCGAACAGTTCCTCGAACGGGTGTCTGGGTCAGGTAAGGTGATTTCCTTTAGTGGGCAGATAGGTTCTAGGCTAGCAAACATAGTGTCTGAAAGCGGAGACTGGAAGAAAGAAGGCATTAAAGAAGTAGAAAGAATGCAAGAGGTTTTTGGCAAAGGAAACTTCTACATAGAGATACAACTAATTAACTCTCTAGTAAACCAGAAAGCAAAAGAAATAGGAGAGAAGCTCAGAGAAATATCTATAGCCACAGGAATTCCCTGTGTTGCTACTCCAGACTCACACTATTGCAAGAGAGAGGACGCTCATGACCAGCGGGTTCTTTTATGTACAGGAGCTAGGAAAAGTGTGGGACAAATACAAGGAGGAATTAAGGAAGGGCTACATAAGGACATATCTCCTTTCTTCGAGTCTGAAAACTTCCATCTACCTAGCTATGAAGATATGAAGGAGTTCCATACAGGAGAGGAGCTAGCAAATACACTGGACATAGCAAGTCAATGCTCAGAGTATAATATATTAGGGCCTCCTAATCCTCCTGTGTTCGACTGCCCTCAGGGAATGTCCCCTAATGATTACCTTCGCTACCTGTGCAGAGAAGGCTGGACAACCAAGATGGGCCATATAGACAAAGACCATGCACAGTTCCAAGACTATGGAAGTAGAGTTAATAAAGAAATTAAAATTTTTACCGAAACCAATCTCTCTAGTTACTTTTTAATCGTTAGGGATATTATTCAGTATGCGGATACGAGAGGATACCTAACTGGGCCGGGACGTGGTAGTGCGGCAGGATGTATAGTGTCCTATTTGATGGATATAACTAAGATTGACCCCATCCCATATGATTTAATTTTCGAAAGATTTTACAATGCTGGCCGTAACGCTGGAGAACATGTGTCTATGCCCGATATCGATATTGACGTACCTAAACACTCAAGGAACGATATTATTGAATATGTTAAAAATAAGTACGGCAAAGACAATGTAGCTCAGATTATTACTTTTCAAACACTGAAAGGAAGAGCTGCTCTTAAGAGAGTCATGGCTGCCAGAGGTAACATTGGTTTCGATGAGCAAAACACAATCACGTCTCATATTCTTGACGAAGCTAAAATTGCAGATGAGCTGCAAGACATGAAGGATGAGCTTGGAACATCTTCTGTGATAACTTGGGCATTAGAAAACAAAACTGACAAGCTAAAAGACTGGTGTTATGTTGATGACAACGGAAATCTGCAAGGAAGGTTCGCTAAGATTTTTGAACAGGCTATACGATTAGAAGATACAAAGATTATCCAATCAAAGCATGCCGCTGGTGTTGTCATCTCTCCTCAACCAATATATGATGTTTGCCCTATGGTTTTAGATAGAGAAGAAAAGAATCTATTAGCTGGGTTTGAAGGGCCGTCGTGTGAAGACGTAGGACTTTTGAAGCTAGATGTTCTTGGTATTAAAATGTTAGATAAAGTTATGGAGATTCCCAATATTTTAATGGGAGTATAATTAAGTAAGTAAAACTAGGAAACAATAAGGAACATAAAAGATATGAATAATAGATGGATAATGGTATTCGACTGGGAGACTGATAGTCCAAACCCAAATACATGCAACCCTGTTGAGCTTGCTGCCGTACCAGTAAACCCCCGAACTTTAGAAATCAAAACAGACCAAGCATTTAGGGCGACTATTCGTCCAGATGATATTGATTCAGAAGAATATTTCACCAAAGAAAGACAGGGAACTATAGCTTGGCACGCAAAGCAACGCGGAGTAAAAACAGAAGAAATTATATCAGACTGGAAAAAAGGTCAAAGTGAAAAGGTTGTTTGGAAAAACTTTTGTAACTACTGTGCTAAATACGAAGTAGACAAAAAGCCGGGACAGTGGTATACTGAACCTATTCCTTCAGGATATAACATCATTGGCTTTGATCTTGTTATTGCCAATAGAATGGTTGAAAAGTACAAAACAAAATCGCCTTTCTCAAAGGTAACTAAGATTGACATGATGGACATACTGTTTATGTGGTTCGAAAATTTAGATGAGCCAAGCAGTATGAAGCTTGATGCCTTCCGAGACTTCTTCGGAATGGAGGCAACACAAGCACACGAAGCTTTATCAGATACAATCGACGAGGCGGAATTATTGGTGAAGTTTATGAAGTTCCATCGAAGACAATCGACAATTGGAAAGTTTAAGGGAGCATTCGCTCATGAAAAAGTTTAGTTGCGGGTGTGAATTCCATGAAACAGAAAAGGGAATAATATTTGACCCTGACATCACAAAAATATCTCTAGACTGCTCGGCAACTTGGGACTTAATATGTAGCGGAAACACAAAGGGTGTTTTTCAATTAGAGTCTCAGCTTGGCCGTTCGTTGTCAGAACAAGCCAAGCCCAACAACATGGAAGAACTCTCCGACCTTATTGCGATCATGAGACCGGGATGTTTGGAGGCTATGGTTAAAGGAAAATCCTTGACCATGCACTATATAGATAGAAAACACTATAGAGATGCTGTTGAGTACCTTCATGATTCCCTAAAGCCAATATTAGAAAGTACCTATGGTATCCTTGTATACCAAGAGCAGGCTATTCTTATCGCTACAGAGATTGCGGGATTCGATCTTCAGGAGGCTGATATCTTAAGAAAAGCCATCGGCAAGAAAAAGGTAGATGTCATGGCAAAGGTTAAGAAGTCTTTTCTTGAAAAGGCAGAAGCCAGAGGAACTGTAAGCAAGGAACAGGCTGAAGAAATCTTTAGCTGGATTGAAAAGTCTCAAAGATATTCATTCAATAAATCCCACAGTGTAAGTTATGCCTATAACTCATACCTCACCGCCTACTGCAAGGCTCATTTCCCTCATGAGTTTTTCACTGCTTATCTTAAAAATGCTGTCGGTAAGCCAGATACATTTTGGGAAGTAAACGAGCTAGTTAATAATGCCAAGATTATGGGTATCCAAGTAATGCCTCCTAACATTAAAAATATGAATGAGGAATTTAGACTGATTGACAGGAGCCCCACTTATGGAATTACCAATATAAAGAATGTCGGCTCTTCTGTCTTTAGAAAAATGCTTGCTCATATTGAAGCTAACGAGATAGACATCAACCATTGTGACTGGGATTGCTTTCTTTTGTTGATCGCTCCCTTCGTTAATAAAAGAGCGTTTGAGTCTCTAATTTTAGCAGGAGCCTTTGATGGTTTTAAAATCTCTCGCTCTAAGATGCAGCACCATTTTAATATAGTCAAGGAATTTACTAAAAGAGAGATGGCTTGGCTCAAAGAGTTCAAGGAAGAGAACCCAGACGCAACAGCAGAAGACGCCATTGGAAGGATGGTAGAGGAGTCAGAAACAAGAACAAAGAACAGGCCCATCTTTCGTAAGGAAAGAATTCCTATTATAGCAGACTTACTAAGCACCTATGACAATCCGGGATATGACCTATATGACTCTCCATCATGGGTGTCTAAGGTAGAGGAAGAACTGTTAGGGATCTCGTTGACCTGCAACAAGGTGGACGAATATGATACCAGCAAGTCTAACTGCTCTTGCAAAGAGTTTGTTGATGGCTTCAATTCAAAAGGAGGAATCGTTCTTGCTGTTAAAGTAGATTCTGTAAGAGAGTGGACTATTAAAAAAGGAAGATCTAAGGGAATGAAAATGGGTTTTGTTACTGTTAGTGATACTAGCTGCTCCTTAGATAACGTAACCGCCTTCTCAGACGAGTGGGAAAAGTACAAACAGTTCCTCCATGAGGGCAATACGGTGCTTATGAGAGGTATGAAGGACAATAATCGGGGAAGTTTCCTGATAAAAAAGGTAGAACAGCTAACAAGTTAGTTTGAGAAGTACTATAATAAGGAAAAGACATGGATGATTTAATAGAGAAGCACATGGGGCTCGTCGTTTCTGTTGTGAACTCTTTTAAGCCTAGGAACTCTACCGAGAGAGAAGACTACGTGCAGGCTGGAAGGATAGGGCTTTGGAAGGCTCTTAAAAAATACGACCCGACAAAAGGAACTGTACTTTCTACATACGCATGGAACCCTATACGATGGGAGATAATCAAGGAGATTAAATCTGCAAAAAAGGGAAGATATGTTTCCTCTACATTTAACAACCCTCCCTTATATCATACAAAAGATGAGATATGGGAAGTCTTGCCTAGTTTTCTTTCCGATGAAGAGGTGGGCTTAGTGGAGCTAAGGAAAATGGGATATAAGTTAGCCGAGATGGCTGAGATTACAGGAAGAACCAGTTCGTATGTCAAGAGAATTTTTTACAAAGCTGTTAAAAAGATAAGGGAAAAGAATGAGTAAAAAGAAAGTTCTCTTCGTTACAGAGTCTCACAATGTGGCTTCTGGTTTCGGAACCTACGCCAAACAAGTCTTGCCCCGATTGGCCGCAACTGGGAAGTATGAACTAGCGGAGTTTGCAAGTTACGGAGATTTTAATTCTGTAAACAATCTTGATTGGCTATACTTTTCTAACTCTCCGAATTCTCCTGAGGAAAAAAAGATATTTGACCAGAACCCCGCGAATCATTTTGGCCTATGGAGATTTGATAAGGTTGTAATGCATTTTCAGCCAGACATTGTTCTCACATATAGAGACCCGTGGATGGACCAGTGGATAGCCCAGTCTGCAAATCGCCCTTATTTCCACTGGGTATGGATGCCAACCGTTGACTCTGCCCCCCAGCAAAGAAAGTGGCTAGAAAACTTTGGAGAGTGCGACGCCCTGCTTGCTTATTCTGAGTTCGGAGAGAAGACTCTATTGGAAGAATCTAACAATAAGCTTAATGTCATTGGATGTGCTTCTCCGGGGATTGATCCAAAAATATATAAACCTACAGCAAGCCAAAGATCTCTTCGCAAATCTCTTGGCGTAGACCTAGATATTAATATAGTGGGAACAGTTATGAGGAACCAGAAAAGAAAATTGTTTATTGAGCTCATGAGAGCCTTTAGAATTTTCTTAGACAAGGCTCCAAAAGAGATAGCAGACAAGACATGTCTTTACTTACATACTAGCTATCCAGAAAAATCAGGGTGGGATATTTCCCAAGGTGTTCAAGAATTTAATCTACAAGGAAAGGTTCTAGTCACTTATATTTGCAGAGCCTGTCATGGATTCTCGTGCTCTCAGTTCCAAGATGCCATTACGACATGCAAACATTGCAATGCTCGAGCCGCCGTAATGCCTAGTGTTGCAATGGGATTAGAAATACCAGACCTTATTAAGATATATAACATATTTGACCTATACGTCCAGTACGCTATTTGCGAAGGGTTTGGCATGCCTCAGGTAGAAGCAGCCGCCTGTGGAGTCCCTATCGCCGCTGTTGATTACAGCGCCATGGAAGATGTCATAAGGTTTACTAAAGGATACCCTATAAGTGTCAAGAGTCTATATAGAGAGATTGAAACGGGAGCAGACAGGGCTCATCCTGACAACGAGCACCTCGCCTCTATTATAGAAAAACATTTCTCCTTGTCCGAAGAAGAAAGAAACAAAGTAAGAGTAAAAACTAGGATGGCAACTATAGAAAGATACGACTGGGACGAAACAGCCCATGTGTGGGAAGATTATATAGACAACTATAGCCCGACTGGACCGCAGGGTAGATGGGACTCGCCATATATACATGTGGATATCCCAGAGTCTCCTCCTCAACTAGACCCAGAGTCTCTGGTAAGGTGGTGCTATGGCTCTTTGCTTAGAGAGCCTTATGGGGCCTATTCATATGAAGCAACAGAATTAATTCAGTCTGTAGCCTTTGGAGCCCACGTAGAAACACTAGAACCATTCGGTGTAGAATCGGTTTGGAACATAATGGTTCAAAGAGCAAAAAACAAACAGCTTTGTGAACAAATTCGCACAGGACAACAAACAATGTTAGTTGACGAATTCATCAAACAGGCCTACCAAAGGAGAAAACAATAATGAACATTCTTTTTATCGGCCCTTACAGACAAGCAGACGCATGGGGATCTATTAGCAGAAGCTTAATCAAGTCTATCTCTATGATTGAAAATGTTGGCCTAACAACCAGACCAATCTTTTTATCAAATAGTATAGATGGGAACATAGAGCCTAATATATTTAAACTTGAAGCGAACAGAGAAGAAGAATATGACGTTCTTATTCAGCATGCTCTTCCTAATTATATGATATACAGTGGAGAGTTTGATAAGGTAGTTGGCTTTACTAGCTTTGAAACAAAAGGGAATAAGCAATGGGACAACTATCTAAAATTACTAGACAAAGTTCTTGTATCTACGGAAGCGGAAAAGGAAGGTGTCTCCAAAGAGATTAGAGAAAAAACTTTTTCTATTGGGGTAGCTCAAGAAGTAAGCTCTTTAAAAAATGATATACCAGCAGATAGGTTTACCTTTTATTGCTTTGGAGGTGGTCTTGAAAGTAGGACAAGTGTAAAAGAAGTCATACAAGCATACTTTTCTGAATTTCATTTGAACGACAGTGTCAGTCTTGTCCTGCAGGTAAATGATCAGCAACAGACACAAGCTCTAGTGGATCGAGTAGCTCAGGAGGTAGGTTTTTATAGCCTTCCTTATTATCCTCATGTCCACCTAGTAGACAAAGAAGACGGCCTTCATGATAACTGTAATTGTTTTATAGATGTCTCTTCATCTATAGGTTTTAATCCAGAAACAGCCAAAGCATTGCTAAAAGGAAATACTCCTATTGTACTAAAAGGATCTGGTAGAGATGAGTATGTGAAAGAAGAAAGCGGATTTATAGTTGATTCTATCGAAGACTTTCTAATCTGCCCAGACCGCCCCCTTAAAGACATGTTCATCGCTAGAGAAACATGTTTCAAGCCTAGCTTAGCTGCCCTTAGGAGCAATATGAGAGAGGCCTTTGAGGATAGAATATCTCTTATTAGAAAATCAAAGTCTGGAGTAGATTCTAAAGAGATGTTATCTTATGAAAAACAATCTAAATTGATTGAGGAAATTTTATGTTCGTAATGTCTAATATACTAAGGTCAGTAACAAGAACTTCGGAAAGTAGATTCCGCTGTATCTCATTTTGCAGAGAGAACGAAAAGTACCTTAGCTTACTTTCCAAATGTGATTGTGATATTTATATAGTGCGTCAGGAGGGACTATCTGATTGGAAAAATTCAATATCCCCCGCTCCCGATAATCTATTCGTATTAAACGCAGATCTGCACAATTGCAGTGTCTCTTATTTTGACTTCGTGCTGTGCCACGGGAGACTTCAAGAGTTTGATGCCGCCTACAATGTCGCCTCTTCTTTACATATCCCTCTTATTACAATAGATCATGTAAGTAAAAGGGTATTCCAAAAGATTCCTTTACATACTACCGTAAATCCAAGCAACCACTTGGAAGGAAGAACTGGCAAAATAAATGTAGCATTATCTGAAGATATAAAATCCTCATGGGCTAGTGCCACACATGGAATATCAATTACTATTCCTACCTTTGTAGAGGAAGAGCATTTTGAGACTAAGAATAATAGAAAAGGTTTTCTTTTTGATAACAATGCACCATCTGAATTAATCGCCCCCATCCAAAGCGTAATCTCTTCATTCAATTGTGTCTCTAGATTTAGTCCAGACAAAGTAGAAAGCCCCGGAGACTTTAAGTACTATATAAACACATGGAACAATATTGACAACAAGACACTGGAGGCTATGGCTGCTTCCTGTATATGTCTATCTCCAAGAACTCCTGAAACAGAGCAGGTTATCAAACACGGGGAGAACGGATTGCTGTACGCTAATATAGCTGATCTTGAAAAGGTTATGGCTGAGTGTAAGAGTGGAAAGTGGGACTCTATTGGCAGTAACTCAAAAGAATATATATTAAATAATCACGCAGATGAAAAAGCATTTATAGACAAATGGAAAAAGGTTTTTTCGTATGCTTCTAGTTCTTTTTTTATGGGAAATTAAAATGAAAGCAATAGTTTACGTAGATGGAAAGTCTTCTCCTCCTTTTACAAATAAGTCGGAAGATCTCTCTGTCCTCTCTAGTGAGAATATAGACTCTCTGCCTGATGCTGTTTTTGAGGAGATAGAGCTATTAGATGTGCTGGAATTTAGCGAGAGACCAGAAATTCTAGAAGTTGCTATAAAGAAACTTCGCCACGGAGGGAAGATTAAAATAACCGGAACAGACGCTTTACAGGTTATTAAAAGCGCTGCCTTTGGTACGTGTGATCTGGAGCACGCTTCTAGTGTTATGCTAGGGGGGAGAAATAAGTTAGTATCAGCTCATAACCTTAAAGAGGGATTATCCTCTGTAGGATTAAATGTTACTTTAGTTAGCATCGTGGGTTATAAATATGTTGTGGAGGCACAAAGACAATGACAGAAGAAATACCAACAATAAACGAAGTGCATACCGCTTGCCTAGATTGCGTCTTTTCTATAAAGGATAAACAAAAGCAAATAGGTTGCAAATTTAATAGGTTAGAGCTTTACGAAAAAGCTGGAGCAGAAATAATCAAAGCCTACGACGCTCACAATAATGAGTTCGATGTAATAAATATGCGCATTTGCATGTACAAAAGAGGTGAAGAGTGGGCAAAGGAAGTTCCTAAGCACGAACAAGAAGACACAGTCAATAAAGAGCTAAGAGCTAAGTACCACTCTATGGTTTACTTCACAGACAATTTACCTAACAAAGATGAAGCCTTGAAGGGCCTAGATAAGACCCTTGATTCCCTTGACAAACAAAAGAACCCTCCTAGGGTTGTTACTGTTATCAGCAAAAGAAAAGACATATCTCAAAAAATTTTAGTCAATCACATTACAACCTCTTGCTATAAAAACATAGAATGGAGACTGCAAACTTTCTTCGATGAAGAAATGGCCGACAGAGAATGCGTGGACATGGTAATTGATGGAACCAAGTACCAGTACCCTATCTTGTTTTATATCAATTTTCATTCTGGATTTGTTGTTCCTGAATCCATGAGCGAAGAGCTTCAAAATTTCTTTGTGAAAGACATGAAACGAGCAGTATACGCTTATCCTACAACAGACGGGAATGGAGAGCTAGTCAATAGTGTTATTCACTTAAAGCATGCTGGAAATTGTTTCAATATCCCCATTCTAGAAAAGATTAAGGAATTTGAAGAGGGAGCTTTAGATTTTATAGTGGAGATAGAGGATATATGTCCAAGCCTAAAAATGTAGGGATTGTTTCTTACGTTCTAAGATTGTCAATGCAAGATTACGAACATGCTATGACCTATTATAATATAAATAATGATGCAGACTATCCAGTTAAGATTTTTAATAGCTCTAAATTTGAAGTATTTGGCTTCTTGCCTCCCGGGTTTTTTTATTCTATGCCTAATAATATACAGAATATTTTGCGTGAAATAGAAGAAGGGAATGATGTTGTGTTTTCTAATAATGACGAGCCATCGAGACCTTTTTTTATAAACAAAGAAACCGTGAAAACAAAAGTATACTCCTTAGAAGATATTTTAAATATAGCAAATGATAGGTCTTTAAAAAGAAAGGTTTCAAAGGAAGTTTTTGTTTATGAACAATAGATATATAAAAAAAATTAAAAAATCCCTTGACACCAAGGGCTTGGATATAATGATCCCAGCGGCAGGACTGGGCAAGAGAATGAAATCCCATGGGCCCAAGTCTTTGATTTCTATAAAGTACGGACAGAGGATATTAGACAGACAAGTGAGCCTTATAGACGACTACTTTACGACTTACAACTTGGTGATTGTCTGCGGATTTGAGGCCGATAAACTTATTGCCGAGTCTCCTACTAGTGCCATTAAGGTTGAAAATGAACTATATGAAAACACGAACGTTGCTAGGAGTATAGGGCTTGGCCTTAGGGCTATACCTTCCAGCGACAGACTCTTGCTAATAAATGGGGACTTAGTATTTACTAATAATATGATAGGGGCGATGTCTTACGATTGCTCGTGCATTTTTGTGTCTGACAAGTTCATGGGGGACGGAGAGGTCGGTTGTATAATAAACAAGAAGGGGTATCTAGAAAACCTTATGTACGACCTCCCTGTAAAGTGGTGTCAAATAGCCTACTTCCAAGGGAAGGAGCTAGAAGAACTAAGGAATATAGCTTGCCAAAGAAAAAATAAAAAACTATTCACGTTTGAAATAATTAATAAGATAATAGACAACGGGGGTTCCTTTAAATGTTTAGATGACCCCTCGGTTAAAGTCATAGATGTAGATACCTCTAAAGACATTAAAAGGGCAAAGGGAATAATATGAAAGTTCTAGTGCAGGAAGGTACAGGAAGGCTGGGGGATGGAATATCGTCTTCTTTAGTATGGATTAATGAGTTCCAAGTCTCCAGATGGAACTATGAAAACAAGCCCATTATGGATATGTTTGATGAGATGACACCCGATATGCTTTTTGTATCAGCAAATGTATTGGTAGATCCGGCCTTGCAAATAGCAATGGAACGACATCCCAACACTAGAGTCATTTCGCTAGGACTCAAAGAAGGAGGAACCGGCCCGCACCTAAGTATAGGCAGAAAAACTGACCCAGAAACCCCAACGGTGATTTTTAATGGCGGGGTAATGCTTGGAAAAATAGGCACGCCATCCGCCAAAGAGGAGCTAATTTCTGAGGTACTATGCTTTACAGACTATATAGAAGGTAATCAAGAGCAAGTTGGGATACTGCAATTTCTAAGTTCCTCTTATAATACTAAAATATTTGGAATTACTTCCGTCCCTGTTCCTAGTTATCTAGGAATGGTTACAGACCAAGTTAAAGCAAACGCAATGGCCTCAACCAAGGTATATGTTGACTTAGATGGGAACTCTCATAATGATTTGCTATGGTTAAAAAAGAATACTATAACAAAATTTAAAAACATTCTTGACCTTAAAAAGAAAGTAGACAAATTGCTTAAAGAAGGAGATCAAAATATCAACCATATGTCTGTAAAGAATAAGACATATTTTGATTTATGTAGTGAAGTTTTAAGTTTCTTTGGACTTAAAGAAGCCGGAGATGTCCTTATAGGAAAGAAAGAGGAATTAGCATGATAGGTATTTTACTGGGTCATAGCTTTGACGACAAGTCTATAGAAGATATTTATAATAATAACGATAAAAATTATTGTATCTTTAGTACAGGAGCAGTCTCTCCTAAGTACCCTGTCCCTTATCTGCAAAAGCTACGGGTCTATGACTTTAAAGGAACTGTAGTGGCGACTGACATCCCAACAGCCATACTGGCAGCAAGACTAAGTTTACCTACCAAAAAGTATTTTTACATCCGCTCTTTAGAATGGGTTGGCTTTCAACCCCTAGTATACGAAGAACTAAAAAGCATATACCTGAACGAGGAGGTGGAGTTAATAGTTTCAAATAAAAGAGACTTTAATTTAATCAAAAACCTATTTAAAGAACCGAAATTTATTGTAAAAGATTGGAATTTTAGTGAGATATTAAAATGAATAAAAAAAATAAAACCTATTGGGACTTACCAGATAAAGAAAAAGAAAAATTTCTATCAACAGCCTACAACAAAAAGAAAATGAGCTGGATTAGTATAGCAAAGGAACTTTCTACATATCCAAATAAGGTTCGCAGAGAGGCTAGGAGACTTGGAATAGAGTCTAGAGATAAAAGCTCAGCACAAAGAGTTGCATTGAAGCAAGGTAGGTCTGAACATCCAACAGAAGGTACTGAAAGAAGTGAGGAGACTAGGATAAAAATTAGTGATAGTCAAGGTAAAATTTGGGACTCACTCACCGAAAGAGAAAAGGCAAAAAGGTCTTTGACGGCTAAGGAGGTCTGGGACAGAAAAACCGAGGCTGAGAAGCAGGATATTATCAGTAAAGGAAGCGAAGCTATTCGTAGAGCGTCCAAGGAGGGATCTAAATTAGAAAAATTTATACTTAGCGAACTCACCAAGAGAAATTACAAGGTACAATTCCATAAGGAGCATTGGCTTAAAAACCAAAATCTTGAGACTGACCTATTCGTTGAGGACTTAAGAACAGTAATAGAAGTAGACGGCCCCTCTCACTTTGAGCCTGTGTGGGGAGAGGAAAACCTAAAGAAGAATCAGCGGTCAGACCTAGAGAAAACAGGGCTAGTATTAGCACAGGGTTTAGTTCTCATTAGAATTAAACAAACAAAGAGGATTTCAAATAGATATTTAAGAAGTGTTCTCGAAAAGCTTCTTGAAGTTATTGGTAATATTGAGGAAAAGTTTCCCGAGGAAAATAAGAGGTATATAGAAATATGAGTAAGAAAAGCGATTTTGATGAAGTTGTAGTTGAAACGGAAGAGACCTTAGAGTCTCAACCAGTATCTGAAGATAGAGTTCTTCCATACAGTAGTGAGTGGAGCGAGCATGTTCTCGATCACCTAACCGATGGGGAACTTAAAGAAGGAAACCCTACCGTAGACGGGCTTCGTCGAGTTACTGAAGAGGTCTTCGGAGATATTCTTTCTTCAACTAGTCATATCTATAGTCATGATGTTGGTAGAGGAATTTGCACTCTAAAACATACTTTACAAATACGTAAGCATGGCACAGGAGATTTGATTACTGTTGACGGCTGTGTAGATGTAAACAGGGGGAATATTCCCCATCCGTTTAACCAACACTTAGTTGCCACTGCTGATACTAGAGCAGAGGGAAAAGCTATTCGTAGAGCTCTAAAGATTAGAGTTGTAACCGCTGAGGAAATGCAAAACTCAGATGAAGACGATATCCTTGCGGCTGAAGAAAACATTACAGACCAACAGATTCTTGCCATCAATCAGATGTGTAAGAGATTAGATGCTAATTTAGAAGTGGTAGTCAAGGCTACTTGTGCTGGTGTCGCTTCTATAAGAGGAGTTAGTAACCTGCAAGGTCGCAATCTCCTTGCCTCTTTGGCTCAATATCAGAGAGACGCATCTCTAATCCCTGAGGATTCTGTTGGATACAATCCTAACTGGCGTGAAACATTTGATTCTGGAGGTAAATAGATATGAAGGCTAGAGTTAAAGCATCTAATGATCTGTGGTTTGAGGCTGATGCAGAAACCGAAGAAGAGCTATTTAAGCAAGTTGCTAGAGTTCAAGAGATTTTTCAGCATAACTCTTGCGGTAAGTGTCATTCACTTAACGTGAAGTTCGTCTGCCGATTCGATAGTTCCGAGAATGACTGGCTTGAAATAGTTTGTCAGGACTGTAGAGGCAAACTTATCTTTGGGCGAACTAAAAAAGGTGGACAAGTCTATCCAAAGATTCGGTGGGATCAGCTATCTGAGAAGCAAAAAGAGCAAAGAGTTAATGAAAAGGTCTATGCTGACAAAAATAGAGGCTATTTGCCTGATAGAGGATGGTTTATTTATAAGCCACCAGCCTCCTAGAGGGGTCATAGCGAATAGTTTTTAAAAAGAGAAGGGGTTTCATACCCCTTTTTTTTATTACACTCTATTCTTCATCTTCTTGGTCTTTATTTTTTTTATAACTAAATATTTTATTAAACCATTTCTTTCTTTCAGAGCATCCACAGCTCTTGGATCCAATCACATTTTCTATCTTTTCCTGTGTAATGCCAAATTTCTTAAGAGCTTTCTCAATGGTATCGCCAAGCCCCTCAGATGGGTTGTCGTCTAGTTTGTGACCTTGCTGTTTTATCTCCTTAACTACCCTGTCTGCTTCTTCAGCTGATTTCATAGTTTCTATCTGCTGATTGCTGAACGCCCTTTTGACTTTCTCGTTATGAACTCCACGTTGCATCGCGTATTTCAAAAACGACTTCCTATGGTCCGCACTAGTCTTACATAGCTTATGAAGATGAGGCGTCATTACTTCTTCTAGTAGAGGGCAATAGCCAGAAAATTCGCATTCGCACTCGTAGTCATTTTCAGCCATGTCTTTATAGTCATAGTCCTTGTCTTTATCCATAGTATATAATCCTTTGTATTATGTTATAGTAATTGTGAGGTCAATCGTATCGTCCCCTATCTGATCTCCACCGGAGCAACAATCACAGTTAAAATAAAGCCCTGAGCTCTTATAGACCAAGGTGTGTAGGTAGCCGTCATCGTGGCACTCTCCAGCTATCAGATCCGGTGTTATTGACGCGTTGTGACCCATAGTGCCCGGGTAGTCGCCCGGCAAAAGGCGTTCTGGTGGGAACATTTCCCATGCGTCTCCCGAAGGACAAGTACAGTAACCATCTTGCAGATAATGATCAACAGGCTTTGGGACGAACGTTAGAGTCGTACTATAGTTACAAGTATGGCAATCTAGAGGCCCCCCATAGCTGATACTGCCACCCATTTCTCCGCAGCAACATGTGGTGACAATAATTTGCTGGCCCGAACAGCCCGGACCCCCGGAGTCGTCCTCACATAACATCCCACTTCCAGCCCACTTCTCGTATTTTTGCTCCCTTATGTCGATTGGAACCGTCGCGCCTCCACCGAATCCTCCGTTCTCAAGCCAGTAACAGTAATAGCCAAGGTCGTCGCCCACCCATGTATCGCCCACATATCCTCCAGTGCAAGCTGATGCGCCGACCTCTGGGGTCATTGTTATGTCAACGGTAGCAGCTCCACCCTCGCACCCAGCAAAAACAACAGCCGCATTTCTAGTGGCATCCCCAGTGTTTGGGCATGGGCAGCATGTATAATTCATGCAAGAAGGATCGCCGATCAACCACCAATCGTAAAGGTGAGTTTGACTTAGGTTGACCGAAGATGTGCACTTCGCCGGGCACCCGGTGGCCCTGCTATTGTTCGGATCATGTCCCAAGACATAGCCACACACACAGCATTCGTTTCCCCCGCTCGGCCCAGTTACCATTATTCCCATATTTTTCTTCTCCTAACTAACAGTGTCTATAAATAATCCCTCTGGAGTAAATCGCATCTTCCTTTCCACGACGCTAAGGCCGCTTCCTACACATACGATATCTGTAACATAAGGAACCTCAGTTGGAGCTCCGCTACACGCTGTTTTATCAAGAGTAATAGTGACATTATTGGAAGAGCCAGCCAAGCCAAGACCGTCGCCGACTTGAACAATTTCTATTCTATTAGACCCTTGCTTAACACCATCACAATCTAGGAATTTAAGCTTACTGTTTAGCTCGTAATCACACCCATCCTCATAGACGGTCCGTAGTTCTAAGCCAGAACCAACCGCTAGCGAGTCAAATATGTTTCCACCTATTGTAGGCTGCGGAGCTGTGATTGTCGCGGTTGTTCCGCCCATAGCAAGCTTGAGACCATTGCCGATAACTATTTTTTCAAATGCCTTATGATCTGCGACTTGCTCGTTGCCGTCCGGTTTGCACTCAGGCATTCCACCCTTTATGGTATGGGTCGAATCAAGGGTAAAGTCACAGTATTCACCCATCACAGGAGGACGAAGTTGTAGCCCTGTTCCTAGTGTGATCTGGTCAAATACATTGCCGTCTATTTCGGGTTGAGGGGCCCATATCTCGAAGTCTCCAGCACCATTGTCATCAAGCTTAAGACCATCCCCAATTAAGAATCTATCAAATAACTTATAATCCCCTACACTATAATTTGCGCCGTCCGGTTTGCAGCCTGTCATTCCACCCTTTATGGCATGGGTCGAATCAAGGGTATAATCGCAATACTCATCTATCAAAGGAGGACGAAGTTGTAGTCCTGTTCCTAGTGTGATGTCGTCAAATATCTTGCCGTCTATTTTAGATTGTGGAACATTTATTGTATATTCACAACCCGGAGTATTCTCTACTAATTCAATACCTTCTTTAAAATGAAGCTGTGTAAACGACTTGTATTCTGGAACTTTCGGGATATGAGACGGATCAAACTTGCAGCCAGTCATACCTCCCTTTATAGACATCAAGCTGTTTAGAGTTACCTCACATGGGTTATCCTCATTAGGATCTACTACAATACCCAGTCCAGTTCCAAAGTTAATATGTGTAAAGTGAGTGCTACTTCCTATGCCGGGTTGACCACATTTAGTCTCATCAGTATAGCTAATATTATTAGCAGCGTTAATTGTATAGTTGCAGAGATCGGATGGTCCGCCGGACATTACCGAAAGTCCGCTACCAACTGTTAGCCTGTAAAACGGCTTGGGGGAATCCATGAATGTGTCTACACAATTACCAGCTGTTCCCTGTGCTATCTCCAAGTAGGAATTCAATCTGGGAGAACACGAGCCGGGAAGATGATCCTCTAGCCATAGACCGGAGCCTATCACAACATTTTTGGGATTGCCTGACGTAAAGCCATTTGGGGCTCCACACTTCTTGGTGTAAGTCATTGGGAGTTGAGTTTCCCAGTTTATCATATAGGTGCATCCGTCAGAAACTTCCTGTAAGCTGAGTCCGGTACCTAGCTGCAGGCTCTCAAACTCCTTTACATCGGTAACGCCGGGCCTGTGGCAGTCTGGTGATGCATGATTGTGACTAGCCAAATCTTCTATAGTCTGGTAGCTATTTAATAGATAGCTATGGCACTCTTGATTTGGTCTAGCTGCATCTGGATGTAGTCCGGTTAAGCGAAGCCCTTTTCCAAACACAAGATCTTCATATTTAGTAGATTTAGGATATTTAGGAACACCTCTATAAGTGTATGGTTCATCTCCACAGCTGCCGGAGTCAGATATTCTGTGGCTGCTACTAACGAGATAGTTAGAGCTAGAACCGCTTTGCTCTATGTCTATGCCGGTGCTAAATGTTAACTCGGTAAAGTTTACCTTGGGATGTCCATAGTAATAGCCGGGCGATATGGTCGCATCGCATGGCATATATTCCTTTGATACCATAGTGCCACTTCCACCTGACCCACAAGCATAAATCTCATACTTACAGTCTCCAAGATCTTTAACTCCAATGCCGGAGGTAAAGCTTAGATGACTAAAAAATTCCTTGTCTATGTCCGATTCGGTCTCGTTACAGGTAGCACCAGTAGAGCTAATATAATGATCCGCGTCAATCCTAGCAGAGCCATCGACATGGCTGTGAATTTTCAGCCCACTACCATACTCAATGCAAGTCGTACCTGTGCACGCTGTTACTGATGGGGTATAACCACAATATCCAGAGTCACTAACCTTAGTTCCGCTTCCTCCTCCGCTAGCCTCAATGTAAACAAAGTTGCAATCCTGAGTGGGGCCAGTTTGATCGCTCCGTCCTCCGGTATAAGCGGTTATTCCGGATCCAAAAATTAAAGTGCTCCAGTCCGAAATACAGTTACTCTCGAGTTTTTTGATAACAGACATGCTGGTAGAACCAGCGTCTCCAGTGCTAGCAACATCATAAACCGGAACTCTTAAAGACAAAAATGTTCCTGATCCAGAAGGAAAACTGTCGCAGTCGCTATTTCCGCCGCTTACTGATATTTGAGACGCTTGCAGCCCGCTGCCAACCACTATGGTACTGCTTGTCCAACAGCCTCTAGAGGAAGGGGCTTGGCAACCTTCTCCGGCACTCTCATAGCAAACGCCGGTATTGTAAAATGTGGTTTCTCCGCCGGAGCCACCACCTACGAGAGGGTAATATGTGCATGCCATTGAATCATAAACTGCAAAGAAGCCTTCTCCACTTGGAATAGTATCACCCCAACTTGGGTTCTTTACTTTAATCGTACCAGAGGAATTGGATATAACGGCCCCGTTTGCATCATAAACAGGATTGGCTGCAGTACCCATATCAAGGACTTGAACATCAGCACGACTTTCTCCTGCCGCAATGGATCCACCTGTAGTAGAAGCTTGAACAATCTTATACTGTATAGGCTGAGTCCATACTCCTCTTGCTCTGTCAAACCTTAAGTCTATAGGGCCGACAGGCCAAGTATGAGGTTTCCTTAAATAGTGAGTTAAAAACCTATCCTTAAGACCGGCAGCTTCAAACACACCACCAGAAGCTGCTGATTCTGTATCTGCTTCATTTGGTATAGGCTTACCATCTATATCATATCCCCAGCCATGCATAAGCATAGGGCCTTTGCTAGCTATCATTCTTAGGTGCTCTGGAAAAGAATTCCCCTCATCCACGTATGTATTCATATCCAGAGGTCCGACAGGCAATGCGCCATGCCCTAAAATCCCTATGTCCGCGTAGTTTCCTGCTAGATCGGAGTCCTCATCGTGTTTAGCCTTGGAAGGATATGAGTATGGATCAAGATAATCAATGTCAATGATACAAGGTTTATATGGGTTCGGTGAAGGACCAGTCCCATCTCCATTAAAGGGAGGATTTACATGTCTTGTTTGATTGGGTCTTTCTTCCCAGCATAAATCTGGCTTATGAGCCCTGCCTTTAGCAGTCTTTGTGTATTGAGGAAGTCTTGATGATGGAGAAACTCCATTCCAAACAGGTCTGTAAAAAGCATCGTTACTAGAAAGACCTTGATTGACCCAATCAGAAGAGTTTCCCATTCTTAAAGTTCTTGGAGACGTGTCTGTTATGTTACTTGCTACCGTTGTGTTTCCGTCTGTCTTATTACCCTCTCCTATTTGACCCACTTTTATCGTATTAGAATTAACGGAGTCTGATTTGCTACTTCTTTTAATCTGAGAATTTTTAAGAGATCTTGCGGTTCTGTCTTGAGTGGTCTTTAGGGCTCTTGTGAGTTTGTTTCTTTCTCTTTGTGCTTTTCTAAACGACTGTCTCTGTTTGCCCAGAGTTTTTAGTCGATTAGCATTATACTTAGCAAACCTACCAAAAGTAGGAGAGAAGGTACTCAAGGTGTAATTAGAGGTGAATCCATTATCTCCAATATTTATTTGAATGTTTGTAATGCTTGGTCCAAAAGAGCCTTCCCAAGGCCCTATGTTAATCCTATTGAATTGGAAAGTCTGAGATAAAACTTTAAAGTCTACGGATTGCATCGTAAGCAGTCCCATCACGCTCTGCGAAGAATTAAGCTCTGATCCCAATCTCTTTGTCGGATGTCCCGGAAAATTAACAGAACCCCTCTCTCCTTCTTGCATGTATGTAACGGCCGACTTGGCATGCTCATCCATCGCATTTATCCCACCGGCCATAAGGCTTGTATACCCATCGTATTCCCAAGGAACTAAACCGTCGTCTGCAACAAAGTGTATTTGTCCCGGAGGTCCCTTGTACGCTTTTGGCCCATACCTAATGGTATTACTCTTCATTGGGACGGCTGCCTCGCTAGGGGTTCTTCTGCGAAGTGCCATCCCCAGTCCTCCGTCTGTCCCTCTTGAATTGTCTGGATTGAAGCTAAGTCCATATTTTAAGTTAGTAATGTCGGATCCGACAAGACCAGACTCGAACGCCAGTTCTATAAGCCCCCCAAAGCTCTGATCTACATCGGAAAGATCTTTTTCAAGACCGCTCATTGTTACTGGATTGTCTAAGTTAACAATAGCAGTAGCATAACTATAGTACTCTAAAGGCTTCTCTTCTACTGTTGAGCTGACATATAAAGAATTTCCACCAGCATCTCCGGGATTATAAACTAAGGAGTCTCCTTCTGTTCTCATGGAACCTGATTCATTATTATAGAATCTTGCAAAAGGAAGAATCTTGTTTACATCATCCGTGAAATGACTGCACGCGTCACCCGGTATACCTTCTGTTGCGTCAACAGGTAATCCAAGGATATTAGTCACTCCCTTAGTAGGCCAACCTCCATCATTCGTAGGGTTGTCCGAGTAGAGAACTTGACCGGAATCAGGATCTGTGCAATAACACACATAAGGAAGTTGAACCAAAAACTTTTTACCGTAATAGGTATCTGCCCAGTTCTCAATAAATTCATGTATCTTTCGCATGTCTGCGTTTTTAGCATTTTGCGGGTCTTGGTCTGGCTGAAAAGCTAGGTTGAATCCTAATAAATTTTGAAACTTGGCCCCAATTTCTGCTTGTGGTTTACCAACGTGACCAAAGTGTATCTGGGGTCCGACGATACCAAGAGTGTCTTTCAGGTATTTACCAAACTCTGTTCCTGTTCCCGTATTATATACCAACGCATAGTTCATCCATGAATCAAAACTAGAAAGAGCCATTCTCATCTCTCTCTCATGGATGGGGATATAGTTGGCTCCTCTGGCTCCGAGGCCCGGTATGCTTTGACCTGTAATAACATTCGTAAGAACTAGATTAAGTGGTCTAATGTCGAGCCAGACTTTCCATTCCCCTAGCTCTCTCCCTGTTAATGTAGTATTTGTTGCATATGCAAGATTGTGTGCAGCGTCCCATCCCCAAAACTGAACGATTTCTCCGGCAGACTTAGTAGGCGTTCTGTCTTGTTGATATATAGTTTGGACGTATCCACCATAAACAAAAGCTTGGCTAGGCTCATTTCTTAGTTCTCGTCCTATGTTTTTAGAGGTCACATTCTCTACTGTATTAACAAAATCCTCTATCTGTCCCAGTGTAGGCTGTACCGCTCTTTGTACTGTTCTTACTTTGATAACCTTTTGTTTGGTTGGGGTAATAAGAAGTTCAATATAATAATCTGAACCGGAATCGTTGCACACTTGAGTAATAAGATCTAGTAAAGAAATACTAGGACCCGGAATACGGTAAAAGGTTGGAGTAAATGGTATCTCAGATAAATCAATATAGTACTGAGAAACCTGTCTATGTCCGCCTGCTGCTGCGAGAGCTGCATCGTTTCTATCCTCGCTGCTTCCTTCTATAACTCCATAAAACTCTCCGTTGGCTGCTGCGTCTGTGCTGGTTGGGCCCCTATACGAAGCGTACCCATATGGTGAAAAGCTAGCATGACTACTTCCACTTAAAAGCCTTTGTATAGCATATCTCAGACCACCGGGTCCGGAGGGCTTATTCCACGGGGTTCCTTCATTATTATTTCCAGCCCCACAAAAACCGCCAGCTGGAGAACCAAAGGTTGCCCCATTTACTAGAGTAGGAGGACAAGCATATCCTTTGGATTCTAACCATCCATAAGCATTAATAAGGTTGTAGACATCTCCAACGGCGCCAGCATAGTCGCTGACAATAACCTCTAGGTTCTGAAGTATAAGACGAGGGTCTACTATCTGGACAGTATACACCGGATAGCCACTGGAGCTTCTGTCCTCTGTCCAAGACTGAATGATTCCAGCAAATTCAAATATATCGCTGCTGTTTCCAAGTTCTCCACCTATCCTAAAATAGACTGGAACGCCTATAGTGGGTTTCGTAAATCCGGGATCGGCGGCTCTCGTTTCAACTCTAGAGCCGGGTCTTGGATAATAAACCTTAGCGGGCTTAGTCGCTGGTACTTCGCAGAAGTCATCTACAAGAACAACTGTAAGTGAGGACTGTTGCTCATTCCACCCTACAGAACAACTGACAGATTGTACAGAAGAACCTAAAAATATGGTCTGTTGTCTTGGGCCATATATATCGTCTGGTAAGCAGGCTTTTGCCATGTGTTGTTTATCCTTTTAACAATCTGTGTGTATCCAAGAAGCTGTTCTTCCTAATCTTCCTGTTCGTGGGTCCCAATTTATGTTGTTTGCAGTCAGGAAATAAGTCCCATACGTATCTGCAATTCCTACCTCAACAGAATCTATTAATTCCTGATAAAATTCAGTGGGCGCTCCTACCCAAAAATCTCCTGTACAAGTGTATCCAGTTTGTGGAACTACAACTGCCTCTATGCTACATTCTGTAGTTGATGCTGTCTTGGTTCCTATGTCTTGCAGTATAGGCCCATTCGCTCTGCCTAATATAACTAGGCTAGAGTGAACATCTGTAGCTAATCCTCTGGAGATACTTATGGTTTCTGAGAGGGCTTCACTATAACAATTTACAGGTCTATTACTGTAAGATAAGTTATATCCTATTGTCCCCTCATTAGTATTATATGCTATACTCTTGCTAATTGGTTCGGGAGATAATTGTAATAATGTAGTAGAAGGAGAGCCTAATCCACTATAAGCAGTAGCGGCCCTGTCAAATAACAAGGGACTACCTCTCTCTTTAGTTGGATAGCTATCAGAACCACCGCCCGTATTGGCATATAAAGCGTCATCTAGGTAAGACTGTGCCGCAAATATGGCAGTAGACATTTTATTGCCAGCGGGTAATGCTAAGCCAAAAGGACCCGGAGATCCACTGCCAGACTCAGTTGGGGTTCCAACAAAAGACTCTAAGCCTCTTAGTTCTCCTTGAAGATTAACGGTGATAATGGCTTCGTCTAGAGAAGAGGAAACATCAAGATTAAAAGTGTCAATAACATTTCCAGAAGGAATATTCTTTCCTTTATAGTCACCGCTACTAGGTTTCATTACATAGGTGTCTGTCCAGCTATAGCTACCGCCTAAAAAATTAATCCCGTGAGATCGCTCTGTCAAAATAGGATCGAATCCAGAGGCGCCACCTGCCATGCCAACAAAGTCTAAGAAACTTCCAACAACATTATCAAAATCAGCCGAAGTCGGATTTGTGCTATAGGCTTTTGTCGGCGCCCCTTCTATTGTCTGAGCACTTGTCCCAACCCCCACAGTGACCCACAAAGGAGTGCATCCTGTTCCAAATTGGTTTGGTTTAGAAGCTATGTCTACTGTGTAATCTCTATCGTAGCTTTGGAGTTCAATAAAACCACCACTATAACCACCACTACCAACAATAAGATCGTAGGATTCTTGTTCTGGATATGGATTGGAAAGAGAAGCTCCTCCTGTTCCTGTAGATAAATGAGTACGAGAGAATATCTCAATGGAGTACTCCACTTTTTTTACCCACTGATCTTCACTACTGAACTCTACACTGTTAACTCTTGTCCCACTAGTGTATACTACATAACCAGAGCAAAGAGGGCCATCTCCTAGAAACTTAACCGAGAATAGACTTCCGTCATTATTAAGGGCATAAAGTAAATCGTCTTTTGCCCTGAAGCTAGAAACAGCATTTCCATAGCCGTCAAACTGGTGCCCTAGTGCGATAGGAAGGTTTGACCTTGAAGCTGCTTCTGCCGGTGTTAATCCTGTTCCTTGTACCGATTCAGGAAGTAAGCTGCCATTAATGCTAACTCTATAGCCACCACCAAATACAGTTCCATCATTCGCCTTATATTGTTCCCTAGAGACGGTCATTAACGGCGCAGGTTTAAACTGGTAATCGCCGTAGAATACCTCTACTCCTGTTACTGACATTTTAAAATCTCCAATTAAATTTACTAACTAAGGCCGTTACACGTCTCTCATTGAGTTTCCGGCTCCATCTGGCCTGTTACTATTTTCTAAGTTTTTAACCCTTGCTGAAAGCTCGTCGAACTTTCCGGCAACGGCTTCAAATATCATACCTTGAACAACTGCTCCTATCCTCTCACTTATGTTGTTTGCATTTACTATAACCTCTACCCGAGGAGTTTGTAGTGTTAATTCTATAGATGATGGGATTTTTGATATAGAACCCACTACAGTTTCAAGTCGTCCAACAAAGCCATTAAAGATCTGGTGAACTGGGCCGTCTGCGGCAAACATTGAGCCGAATTCAACTAGTCTATTTACCGTCTCATCTGAGATAAGTGGACCAGCAAGGGTTCCTACTGCTTCTCCTGCTGTAGGAGTCACTCCCATATTACCTGCTAATTGAGTATTGGATGCACTACCAAACATTCCGGGAGATCCTTGTAGACCGTAATCAGTAACAGAAAGTCCTTGACTTTCAGCAAAGTTTCGTATTTTCTGTTCCGAGGTAAGACCGTCGCCTCCTTCTCCGGTCCGTATTAGATCGGCTTGTTCTTGAGTCATTCCACCGGACTGAGCCAGCATTGCAGCGACTTCTTCTGGAGTAGGGACTCCTCCACTATATAACCCCGCAGGAGTAGTCTGGCTTGCCCCACCGCCGGGTCCAAGTCCTCCAAAATCTCCGGTGCGATTGCTGCGAGCCGCAGGAGTAGTCTGGCTTGCCCCACCGCCGGGTCCAAGTCCTCCAAAATCTTCGGTGCGATTGCTGCGAGACTCCTCCGACAGCTTAGTATCTTTCGGCTTAGTATCTTTGTTTACTTGTGCTTGAGCTGCTGCTCCACCAGATACTTTTACGAGCTTTGAAGTACCATTGATTATTGATCTTCTCGCAGCCGCAGAGAGTTCATCAAAGTCAAATATTTTTCCTGATGTCGGGTTCCTGTACTGCCCCATAGAACCTTCTTCTCTTACATAAGATCTACCTTCTCTCATTGATTGTTGAGCCGCTCCAGAAAGCTGATTAAATGTTCTAGATTTTCCCTGACCTCCCATCGACTTAGGTCTTCCCGGAATTCCAGCCCTATAACGTTTTTCTGTTGGTTTTTTTTGTGCTGGGGCTCCGGCTCCGAGGCTGGCCTCGCCCATGGCGATCATTTCGGCGTATCTATCATTAATGTGTTGTGTGTCGCTCTGCTGAGCACTGACTCCTCCACCAAGTCCGGGAAGCTGTCCTCCGCTCGGAGGTGTATGAGGAGCCATCGGGGCAATAGGGGGAACACTGTCCATTGGATTTGGGAGAGGTTGTCCTCCTCCACCCTCTGGAACACCTTCCGGTGTCTGATCATGCATAAACGCCCACGTCATTGGCTCACCTTTGGGACCTCTTATTTCCCCTCCATGAACTGAGTACGCTTGCGAAGGATGACGATCTTCATTCGCCTCATCAGCTGCAGCCTGAAGTTGTTGGTCTGTAAAATAAGGTTTACTTTTCCTGTATCTCTCCTTTGCTTCCTTCTCTCTCTGAACAGCCTCTTTGTATTCTTTTTGTTTCTTAATATAGTCAGCCTCCGCTGCTTTCTCTTTCTCTTTTTTCTCTTTTAAGAAATCCGCTTGTTGTTTTCGTATTTTTTCTAATGCAGCTCGACGTTCCTTCGGGTCCCTTATATCTACGGCTTTACGGATGTCTTCTTTAAGTGTTCCCGTGTCTCCTTCCATACCTCCCCATCTAAAGTTAAGAGCAAACTGTCCATCATCTAAAGGTGAATCTTCACGTCCTCGGCGAGTTCCAGCCGCATCAGACTTCTCAATCAGACTATCAATATAGGCAAGATCACTCTCTACCTGACCACGGTCGCCTCTGACACCTCCAGCTGCCTGCTCCGCATCTTGGTTGGCCGTGTGGGCGGCTTGTTGTTCTTCTTTAGCTTGCAGATATTGTTGATGCGCTGCACTTATATTGGGACTCCCCGATGGCGGGTCGATGCCTTCCATGCCGGGTAGAAAAGTGTCCTTATAAGTAGGCGGCGGACCACCACCCGACGGGCTCATAAACCCCGGAGGAGTAGGACCATAAGCTCCATTGCCTTGTGGGTACATAGGTTGTCCGTTTGGCCCCATAACACTGCCGCCACCAGCTCCACCAACCCCTAGTCCTCCACCTCCACCTCCGCAAGGCTCAACCTTTAAGCAGGTCGTTTTAAGGAATGCTATGAGATCTCTAATAGAGTTCCCAGATGCTCCTTTTTTATCCTTAGGGACTATGCCCATAATCTCTTCAAGTCTTTTCTTTTCATTTTCATCTTTGATTGTTTCTAAATTGCCTTTACCACCACCAGCAACTGCTGCTGCTTGAGCTGCTGCTTGAGCTGCTGCGTTTTGGGCTGGAGTCTTCTTTTTATCAAATTCATATATCTTGTCAAACTCACCTAGGTTTTTATCTAGAGCTTCTTTTTGAGATTTGATTCTTGCGGCATATGAAGTAGGATCTCTGTCTACTAATTTATCAAAGTTAGGGCCTTCCATTTGTTTTGCAAACTTGTCCCTGTTCCTTTTCATGGTTTCATAGCGTTTTCTGTCTCTTTTTTCGTTCCCTGAAACAAGAGGTCCAACTCCTCTAGATGTACTACGTTCTGCTCCGAATCCAGTAAGTTCGCCATCCGCTCCCCTTCTTGCGGTAGATACAAAAGGCTTAGCATCTTTAAAGGAAGTTATCTCTTTAATTCCTTGGGTAACTACGTTCGCGATATCATTAGCGACCCCAGCTGCGCCTCCCCCTAGAGCACCGACTATAGACCCCAGTATGCCACCGGGAGGTGTACCGGGTAGTGTACCCGGCGGTGTACCGGGAGGAGTAGGAGTTGGAGTAGGCGTAGGAGGTGTTTCAATTTCCAGTTCTGCTGGTGTAAGAGGCGGAACGCTAGGCAAGGGCGACAGATCAGGTTTCCGACGTGGTGGTGTTGATGGAGTAGGCCTTACTTCTTCTTCGAGCTTGTCTATCTCTGCTCTAGGGATATCAGCAGATTCCGGTGGATTTAGGACCACTGCCGTCACAGCCGCCGTCGCCGCTACTGCAGCCGCAGCAATTCCCGCTTGCAGCCGGTTCTCGATACCTATTTTTTTCAATGCTTGTTCCGCAATGAGTCCTACTTGTTCGGGCTTAGTTAGCTTACCTGCAGGCAACCCTCCCCTAGTAGAACCTGCTGCCTTTGAGCCCGGCAGAACAGCAGGCTTGTATGTGGGGTCCTTTGGGACCGGAGTTCTAGTTCTCGGCACTGGAAATGGCTGCGGTAGTGGTTCAGTAGTTTCGACTCTCGAAGAAACCCTCGCACGCGGTTGTATATGGGCAGGAGCAGGTGGATAAGCTGTATCGACAACGTTTACAGGTTGAGGTCCTCTCAAGTTGTCGGGGAGAACCGCCCCTTCAGGGATCGCTGGTGTTCTTTGTTTTGGTAGAACATTATCGCCGAGGCGCGGAGGCGATGGCGGTAGGTGGGCGGTTGTCGGGTCATACTTCAGGGCTTGACCGTCGGGTCCAATCGTCGGAGGGAGGTCCTCTAATGGGCTAGCCCTTCTCTTTATTATTTTTTGTATCGCATCCCCGGCATCCGGGCTTTGTTTGTAAACCTTCCCTAAGGCCGCCATGACCTCTGCTCCTTCTTCTCCACCTCTCTGACCCGCTCTAGCCAGTATTTCTTCGGGGTTCAGGTAATAGCCTATGGTCTGCGCCAACTCATTTCCGATATCCCTTGTTCCAGCTGCTGCTTTAATCGGTTCACGGAGTTCTCGAGGACCCCATCTTATATCGTCTACGCCTATCGGTCTTCCAAGAGCATTCTCAATCGCGCCCAAATCCAAGCCAGCTAGCTGCCCTGATGCTAATTCCTCGTTAAGGAGGGGTCCGATCATCTCGCCTATCTCAGAGAGGGGGTCCTGACTTGCCATCTTTCCACCGGCAGTCGACTTCAGGTTACTCCCTGCTTTCTTGCTAAGGCCTTGTTCTTTTATTAGCTCATCTATAAGGTGGATGGATTCGTGGTCTACCACCGATTCGCCAAATACTTGGTCCTTATATGCATTTATTTGCTTTGTATTGGGATCGTATGCTGCTATGTAATTCTTTGGCTTTCCGGTTTTGGAGCTAATGGGCTGCGGCTGACCAAATTTTGCTTCTATGGGCTTAGTCAGCGCGGGTCCTTTGTCAGGATCTATCGGAACTTGCAGATCTCTTCTCGTCAAACCCATCTTAGCCAAGCCCTCGTCTAGAGCCTTATCCAAAGCAACTTGCGAGTCGATGATTGGAGTGTTCTCTGCTCTATTTCCCCATTTAGTGTAAGTTGGTGTCTTTGGTTTTGCTGTTCCCGTAAAAAACTCTCCAAACTGATCGCGGAGACGTTGTTGTGATTTCGCCATTTCCTCTGGGGACATGGGTAAGCCGTATCGACTCGAATCCATAGTATCTTCCATCGTGGCAGGTACTCCAGATTTGGATTGTTGCTTAGAGAATAACCCGACCTGCTCCTTGGGCGGTATATTTCGTACCTCGCTCGCCGTAAGATTGCCACTATCTCCCAAAGTAAATCTGCTGGTTATGTTTGGAGCACCAACGTCAGTTAAATCCAGATCAGAAGCCAGCATATCCCGATGGGGAGCGAGAAGATCATCACCAAGGTCTTTTGAAAGCTGCCGTGCCGCTTCGACAGACTCGTCCTTACTGAATGCTTTCACGCCCGGACTATCAGGCACGCCCGAAAAATTGGTTCCCGTTGTCCGATTGCCGTAAACAGTTAAGGGCTTACCTGCGTCCCCGCCCCATTTATATCCTGTCGGTGATGTTGAGTCTTCTACTAAATCACGTATCTTGTATTCCTTGCCCTGCTCTTCGAGCATGTCCATTACCCTCTTCCTTGCCTTAGGATCTGCTTTTACGTTGGCGTGCAGCTTCCAGCCAGTGGTTCCCTGTTGGGGATTTATATCTGCATCGGCTAAGAAGCTCTGGTCACCACGCGTTCCGAACCTTGAAGTAGGAGCCGTATCTAGAGCCACCTCTCCAGCAGCATCCCCCCGTCTCGCGCGTGCGGCGGCATTTTCGAGCTCTTCTAGTTGTTTCCCCGCAAGTGCATCAG